GGAGATGCGGACGGCATCCATCGCCAAGGTTTCCGTGCGGATGTTGCCGACAATGTGATTGATATCCAGCTTGCAGTCCTGAGCCAGCAAGGGGCGCAAATGCGCTTTCAGTGCGGCTCGCACGGCAATCGTTTTGCCCGATGCTTTGCTCATGGTTTTTACCTCATGGTTGATAAAAGGATTGGAGTCGCCGACCACTACATCAGGCCCGGCGCGGCCTACTTCGACTAAAGCCACATGGTTGAATACCAGGTTGCGCATGACGCCATCGTAGGGAACGCCCTCATAGACGCCCGGCGTCATGTCCGGCTCGTAGGCATACCCGCAGGACAGCTCGCACTGTTCGCGAGATTCGATGCCGGCGATGGCCACCGCGTCCCAGACGACCAGACTGTTGCGCAGGTAGGGGGCTACAAACTCGGCATCTGTGCCTGTGCTGCCTACCGTGTCATCCTTCTGCGGGGCACTGGCGCTGACCGCGATATGCCGGTAGAGCAGTTGGATGTTGTTTGCTGTGGGTGCCGCACGCTCTAATTCAGCGGGATCACGCAAGAGGTAATAAACGCGGTCTTGGTCAAGGCCAAGTGCCACACTGTTCGGTATCTCGGTCGCATGGTATGGGCAGACCATCGCCTTGCTGATGTTGGAGACCGCGATATGCAGCCGGCCTACCGCGTCCATGGTGCGCATGGATCGGTCGACGGCCAAGGTAATAGCATCCCTGGCCATCCCAAACTCGCGCTTGCGGATAGCCTTGGCACGCTCAGCTAGATCATGATGGCCCAACCTTTCGGCGTCTCTCTCGGCAGCCAGAAGCAGGTCGCGGTCATATTTCCACTGGCCATCGTGCTTAACTTTTACCGGGTACTTGCGGCTGCCAGGCTCAAGGAACACCTCGCCTGGCATATCTTCGCGCTTGGCGTGATCCTTATCGGCCTCGCGCCGTTCTGTGCCGGCAAACTTCCCAGCCTCGTCGCCAGTGTAGCCGTTGGAATATGCCGCCTCAGCCTGCTTCTCGGCGTCTTTACGGTCGGCATAGCAAGTGCCAGATCCCCACGCAAAGCCCTTGCCGCCGTCTGGTAGCTTGCATTCATGGATTGGCATGATTACCCCTTGACTGTTACGCAATAACTATTATACTGAGCACATGTACCAAAAGGAGACCACCATGAGCAGACGCACGATATGGATAGCAGTTCTTGCATCTCTTGTAGCCTTCTGGCTTTCTTTCGGCGTTCTTGCCTGGGCAATCCTTTGACGAGCACGCCAGCGCAACGCCAAGCAGCACACCGGGCCAAGGCCAGAGCAGAAGGATTATGTGATCTGCGCCTGGCCATCAGCTCACACGCTAAACACCAGCTCCTGACCATCGCCGCGCTGAAAGGCATGACGCATAGACAGGTTATTGAATTCTTGCTTAATAAGGAGTTATTGAAATGAACCGCTTACTCATCGCCGCTGCATTACTTGTCGTGTCCACTGGCGCGTTAGCCATGACGATGCCGGGGTCATTGCCGCCTATGCCAGCCAACTGCAACACGCCCAAGACCATGAATATCTGGTACGGGGAAGTGGCCAAGCAGAATCTTATGCAGGCTCGCAGCCCAGGTGATTGCAAGGCTCAGTTACTCGCGCTTGGTGCTACTCCCGGTGAAGCTGGGAGGGCTTGTTCATGAATACGTTAACCTTCATCCCTCGCATGCTGTTAGGTGTCATCCTTATCGCCTTTGCCATCGTTGTGTTTGGTGTGGCCATAAGCGGTATTGGCCTTTTTATGACTTTCACCGAAGTGTTTAGCCATAACAATGCCGGTGCGGCCTTTTGGGGCCACGTTACTCAACTAGGCATGGCTCCGTTAAATTTCATTATTCACATGCACTACTGAGGCCACCCCGGCAAAATAGGTTTAGCCGTGCATCGGCAATTTTTTGCTTGTACATGTGCACCGGAAACGCTATAATATCCTTTCTCCGTTTCCATGGTGTAAACATGTCCAGAAAAATCCCTGATGCTCTTATTTCGCGCGCTGCGGACCTCGTACGATCGGGTTCCAACCTTAAAGAATGTGCGTCCCTCATCGGCTGCAATCCTGACGAGTTGAGCAAAAAACTCAGAGCGGTCGGGATAGTGGCCGACAGACGAAATGACTGGGTAGCCATGGCTCCCGATGTCATTGCCCTTTACGAATCCGGATTGGGTACCACAGCCATCGCTAGACACCTCGGACTTCCCAGGACAGGCGCAGTCACCATCAACAGGGTATTGAGAGCAAATAATATCCCTATCCGATCCCGGTCCGACGCCAACCTGCTCAGAAGCGGTCGGGAGAGTGCAGAAAAGAAGCGCGCCACCACGGTCTCCGCACGGCTTGTGCGCAGAAACAAATTGGTGTCCGATGCCAACGCTGGAAACATATCCGCAGCCATCGGGTTTGGAGAACTCGAGTTGTCCTCGATCCTGGAAACTGCCGGACTCCACATTAGTCGTCAAAAGATAATCGACGACAATTACCTCATCGACATCACAGTCGGGAATGTGGCCGTGGAAGTCAAAACCTCTTCCGGGGAGGCCAATATTAACCGAAATAGCTTGGCGAGATTCAAAAAGCTCAACGAATGTGGTTTTTTCCTTGTATATGTCGTGGTTAACGATATCCCCACCATGATCAGACATGCACAGGATTTTGTCTCCATTTTGAACATCGCCAAGTCTCACCCACCCATTGATGGTGAGTATTGGGTGATTAAGTGTACCCTTGAGCAAATCGGAGCCAATTTCAATGTGGACCATTGGTCCATTGAAAAGCGTACGCCACACCCGGCCAACTCCATTTTCTAGGCCGACTATCATATCGCCCGGAAAGCAATTAATCTTCTCACCCGGCCAAATGAACTCACCGTCGATCTTGCAACCCTCGGCGATGTTATAAACCTTCCCATCGGCCTCAAGGTGCGAGATACGCGGGTGCTGGCCAGCGTGCGAGTGTCTCCACTTGGCTTGGGTGATGCCTATTTCTAACTGCCGCGTCCGGTTCATCACCGACGTGGCCTTGTTGTTCTGGTCGCGGCTTATCAATTCAGCCCGACGCTGCGTGATCCCGTACCGCTTGGTCAACTCATCAGTGAGGTAAGATGCATCGCGCCCCACCTGTACAGAGCGCATCACGAGGCCCTGCACTTCCATCAGGTAATCACGCGGTATCGAGCGGATCAGGCCAACATTCTCATGTATGACAGCTTGATATGCGTCGCGCATGGTATCGGTCATCCTCCACTGCACGGCAATCCCGGCCTCTTGCAGGATGGCTTTCAGGCTGCCGTCCGTGTAATTCTTAGTCTTCTGCGCGAACCACTCCGCCAGCTTCTGCGCACCATCATCAAACTTGTTCAGCCATTGCGTGCCCAGCCGGTCCATTTCGTACTGAAGTTCATTAGCCGGGATGCTATCCTGCGCGATCAGTGGCGCGTTCTCTTTGTACTTGGCGCGGAGCCAGTAAACGACGCTGGCCTGCATATCGTCTATCAGGGCCATGAGACGCTTGCGGTAGGCTGCCTTGATGCCAGCGTTTGGCACGACGGGGCGCAGGACTTTACCGCCGTCTGACGGTGCCGTGGTGCGCTTCCTACTCGTCATTGATTTTTGACTTAACCGTCAGATCCATCTTGCGCCCGGACAGTTCAGTGTCGGCCTCGTCACTCGGCTTCAGCCCTGAGTACCCGCTATCGGGATCAGCGGCCAACCTGTCGCGGGCCTCATCAGAGCTTATCGCGCCGATGCTCACGGCAACCGCGTCCGCTTCAAGGTCCGCCTTGCGCACGGTAGACTTTTCGATATCGCTCATGCCGTACAGTGGCTCAAACTCAAATACGATATCTTCGTCGATCTCGCCGAACTCGCTAAGCTGAATGATGTCGATCATCGTCTGCAAGTTGGGCCGGATCAGTTGTTCCTGCTCAGCGTTGATGGTGTCGTAAAACACCTGTATTTCGCCGGCGCTGTTTGCGTTCAATCCCGAAGGCGTGTTGCCCCAGAACTTCACAATCGGGATGCCAGCCGGGAGACACATCTGCTCGCCCGCCTGCGCTTGCAGTGCGTCCAGGCCACCGAGAGGGGTGTTGAACTGAAAGAACTCTTCCGTATCTTTGTCCAGCAGCAGCAGGCCACGGTTATCGCGCACGGTGTTGAACACGTCGGCGCGAGTCTCGAAGCTGGCGTCATCAGTGCCGGACAGTAGCGCCGAAAGGTTGGTCTTGATGCCGGACATCGAGAAACTGTGAATCAGGTCGCTGACGCTGTTCCGAGTCCGCAGCCAATTTTGAATGTAGGGCTGAGTCATTTGGCTCATGCTCAGGCCGCCGAAGTTGTACGTGGCTTTGAGCAAATCAGGGACCGGACGGCTTACGAATAGCAGCAGGCGCGAATTATGCACCGTCTGGCCCATCACGAACCACAGCAGCGGCTTGTAATAGTTGGGCGCGAGAGGATTCGTGGAGTTGTACGCGCTGGGGTATGTCCAGATCGGTTCAATCACGCGGAAGGCTCGTAATGCGCCGGGCTCGATCTTGGCCTTGTCTATCAGCAGAAGTGAAGCTAGCTCAGCAGTATTGTCGGCTGCTGCTTGGCCGCCAGGCGCTTTCACGTCAACATAAATCTGCGCACGCCCGAACAGACCCTCAAGCTCAAGCGCCTTGAGCACATGGTCGCGCACCCCGAACTTGTCCATAGCGTCCATCAGGTCAGCGATCCGCTCTGATTTGTCGCCCTTGGATTTGCTGGCGAATTTGATCCACTTGCGCGTCATTTCCTTGGCGCGTATCTCGCTGACTTTCCGATATTCTGGCAGTTGCGCGAGCATTGCCAGATACTGATAGCCGGGCCAGAAGTTGTTGACGAACAGGTCGTTGACGTAGCTATAAGGGGTTGCATCAAGCGCCATGGCTTCCGTGCGCCGGTCTTCTGGTATCACGCCCGGAGGTGGCGAATAAGGCTCAAACTGCTGAATCTTGGCCGTTTTGCGCTTGGCTTTGTCCAGCGAGAACGCACTGATGGACATGCGACCGTTTGGGCCTTCGTCCAGCCGTGGTTCGCGCTCAGCGGGCGTGATACCCAGCCAGCGCATGATCCAGCTTTTAACCATGCTCATGCGCGTTGTAACCGCTTCAGCACGTCGGGGTTGATGCGCATCATGGGCTGGCCTTGAGCAAAGCACATCATGATGCCATCCGCGAGATTAGGGGAGCGGGAACCTTCAGGGGCCTTGTCTATGATCACT